AGTCTGGAATGTAGAGGGAGTTAGTGTAAGATTCAATATCGCATTGTCGATACGGGAGAAATTACACGACCCCGAAGGCTGGATATCTTCGGGGCGGATGGCGAATGAGTATACATTCACACCGATACCGGGAGACGATGTGTGATGCTGGTAGGGCTGAACCACATTAAAATACTTACCTTCGCGTTCCTCGAACCGATCGTGACCATTCAGCTGTAACTTTGCCAGCTTCACCGGGTTTGTGAGGTTAGCATCGCTGTACCGCCACGGCTGATTTCCGGTAGAATTACAGTCAATGTAGGATGGATTCTGTACGACCCATACGAGTTCCTTAACCGGATGATTCAGCGACAGAATAATGCGACTGATCGCCGTGGTCACAGACTGGTCGCCAGTAAACTGGAGTTGCTCAATCAGATACTCGTGGGCGACCTGCGCAAACCGTCGGCGTTCCTCTGTGTCCAAGAAGATGTAGTCTACCCAGAGAGAGGCGGAGACTAGTCCACGGCGGTTCAGCGCCCCAACAAAGGAGGGGATGGTTGATAAATCGTCGGCGAATACATTCACCAGATATTTGAGTTCGTTAAACTCAATATTGATCTTGACCTCATGGTACTGAAGGGCGATAAGCGGCAGTGCCAGGCCACAGTGACGATTAAACCAGAACTCAAGCGGAATATAGAGTGTATGCTCTGGGATACAACTAGAGTCCAAAATGTCATCGGCGGTTCTGCGCGCACACAGCGGGCGAGTCCCCCCCAGAGTATAGAACATTGTTCCCGCAGAGGTAGCGTTTTTCCTACAGATAGCGTTGCGGAGGGGCTCCTCCTCACAGCCATCTACGCACGACCCGCCGCCACCGTTTAAGTTCAATCCTCCGTATTCGGACACCATCTCCGTATAATCGATCGCTTTACCGGTAGGTAGGGTCAACTCATTCCAAATATGGAGCCAGTCACCATAGTGCTTATCGATCTGCTGACCACCGATCTCAATCTCCACAGATTTGATCAGATACTGGCCAACATAGGGGATCCACGAGAAACTGCTAACGCTTGCTGCGTCGAGATCGCTGGCGCTCACAGAGGGCAGTGTTGCCTGGAGGTACGTTTTTGAGATCAGATCGCCGTTGCGCGCGATGATCGCCGTCACCTTCTTGCCGAAAGAGGCAACACCGTTAAATGTCTGCTCAATAGATTCCATCGCGAAGTTCGAGTGGCGTCGATAGAGCTGCTTGAAGAAGGTGACCTGAGGGTTGGCCGTCAGGTAAACATCTTGTGCGCCATAGGCGACGAGTTGCATAAGACCACCGGAGCCAGACATTTTCTATATTCTTGAGGGCGAATTTATTCCGGTATTTTGTCAGACAAGAGACTAAATACCAGAATATGCTATAGTTGGGTAGTTGATGATTTATTAATTGGAGTAGGCCAAACCGCCCATACCGGCCATAATGCGCAGCACGTTGTAGTTCACGGCATACACCTTCAGCAGGTTGGACGACAGAGTAGCCGCGGAGGAGGTCAGCGTCAGGTTCAGCACCGCATTGTCGATGCGCGAGAAGTTGCACGAGCCAGAGGGCTGGATATCCTCAGGGCGGATGGCGAACGAGTAGACGTTGATGCCCGTCTGGGGGGAGGCCGTGTGGTGCTGGAAGGGCTGGACCACGTTGAAGTACTTGCCCTCACGCTCCTCAAAGCGATCGTGACCGTTCAGCTGCAGCTTGGCCATCGCGACGGGGTTCTTCTTGTTGGAATCCGAATAGTTGTAGGGCTGGACACAGCTCTCACCGGCAGGGCAACTGACATACGAGGGGTTCTGGACAACCCAGATCAGCTCCTTCACGGGGTGGTTCAGCGACAGGATCACACGGTTGTTGGTGGAAACCAGGGACTGATCGCCCGTGTACTGGAGCTGCTCAATCAGGTACTCGTGGGCCACCTGGGCGAAGCGGCGGCGTTCCTCCGTGTCCAGGAAGATGTAGTCGACCCACAGAGAGCAGGAGACCAGGCCGGCAGCGTTGAGCGTGTTGAGGAAACCATTGGTGCCAGTGTAGTTAACCAGATTCTTCAGGTCGTTGAACTCCACGTTGATCTTCACCTCGTGGTACTGGAGGGCGATCAGGGGCAGGGCCAGGCCGTAGTGGCGGTTGAACCAGAATTCCAGGGGCACGTACAGCGTGCTCTCGGGCAGGCAGCCCGTGCGAGAGCCGAGATCATCACACCCCTTACAGACAACGTAGTCCGTACCAAATGCAGCAGCAGTAGCCAGCTCATCCTCGCAGTTATTCTGGGCGTCCTCGACGCAGCCATCGCCGCAGTCACCAGCGCCGGCGGCAAGAGAAACGCCACCAAGCTCAGACACCATCTTCAGGTAGTCGCGGGTCTTGCCACAAGGCAGGGTCAGCTCGTTCCAGATGTGGAGCCAGTCGCCGTAGTGCTTGTCAATCTGCTGGCCGCCGATCTCGATCTCCACAGACTTGATCAGGTACTGACCGATGAAGGGGATCCAGTTAAAAGAACCAGAGATGTCATTCGCGTTCACGGCGGGCAGGGTGGCCTGCAGGTAGACCTTGGAGATCAGATCACCGTTGCGCGCAACCGTGCACTGAACCTTCTTACCGAAAGACGCAACACCGTTGAAGGTCTGCTCGATGGACTCCATCGCGAAGTTAGAATGGCGACGGTACAGCTGCTTGAAGAAAGTAACCTGGGGGTTGGCCGTCAGATAGACATCCTGGGCACCGTATGCGACGAGCTGCATCAGACCACCAGAACCGGACATTTGCTTATACCGGTGCCGGAGAATTTATTTCCGGGAGGAATTGGACGGGGCTCAGAGGTACTCCCCTTCGTGGACTTTGAAGAATTTATGGGGGAATGTACGCGTATTACGTGCGACCGTGTGGGCAAAATATGGTTATTTAATGGTTTTATGGAAGGGGGGGGTTAGACGTGGACGATATTGTCTGTGGTTAGTCCAATCTTCTGTTTTGCTGCGTGAATTATTGTGTTAAACGACTCCGTGAGGCTTCTTTCCTGATCGAGCCGGTCAGTGTTCTCTGGATCTAGATGGGGATAGATTGTGTAGAATTCGGCCAGTTTGAGCAGCGCCTCTTCCAGTTTCTCACGGAGTGTTTTCTTCTTGGAGCTTGTCGTTTTCCAGACAATGCTCTCTGATTTGAACTCAATCACGAATCGATCTCCGTGCGCACCCGTTGCTTTAATATACCAGATGTGGCGGGGGACATCGTCCATCGTGAATCCACAATCTGCGGGGAGCACTGCGGAACGTGGCCTACGTCGCTGGTTCATATTCTGTTCCGATTGGCGGATGATTCGCAGATTCTCTCTGCGATTATCGTATCCATTCCGGTTGATGTGATCAACTGTTTCTAGTTGCCCCTTTCCGTTGAATGTCAACTTCCCCATTACGAGGTTGTGGAGGAACATTTGACGTGGTAATCCGTGGTTATCCTTCATTGATGTGGATATATAGTGGTTAGCGCACCGGTGCCAACTACGCGTGACAATTGCCGGTGAGTCTGCTTTGTCGAATACAAAGCAGATAGGATCCGTCATTCCTTCGGGGTCAATAATGCCCACAACATAGTCCTTGCTGTTGTGATGGGCATCCACAAAGGTTATCGGTTTTGCGGGTCGTCCCACTTTTCCTGTACTCATATCTGGAAGATTGAAGTACACGAAAATTCGGTGTGTCAACTTTGTGGGTAGTTGATGATTTATTAATTGGAGTAGGCCAAACCGCCCATACCGCTCATAATGCGCAGCACGTTGTAGTTGATCGCGTAGATGCGGACCTTGGCCGTCTTGCCGCCACCGACGGTGTTGTTGGACAGCGTCAGGTTCAGCGTGGCGTTGTCGATACGGGACATGTTGCACGAGCCGCTGGGCTGGTGGTCCTCGGGGTTCAGGGCGAAGGAGTACACGTTGATGCCCACCGCGGGGATGTTCGTGTGGTGCTGGAAGGGCTGGACCAGGTTGAAGTACTTGCCCTCACGCTCAGAGAAGCGGTCGTGGCCGTTCAGCTGGACCTTGGCAACCACCGTGGGGTTGCGGCCGGCGAGGCCCTCCACCATCGTGATGGAGTAGCCAGAGTCCTTGGCCGCACGGTCGAACCAGTCGGAGTAGTTGAAGGGCTGCTGGCCCTTCCAGACATCCAAATCGCTGGTGCAGGCCACGAACGAGTCGCGCTGGACCACCCAGATCAGCTCCTTCACGGGGTGGTTGAAGGACATCTTGATCTTGTTGGCGCTGGACGTCACGGACTCATCACCGGTGAACTGCAGCTGCTCGATCAGGTACTCGTGGGCCACCTGGGCGAAGCGGCGGCGCTCCTCGGTATCCAGGTAGATGTAGTCGATGTACAGAGAGGCGGACACCAGGCCCGTCGCGTTCACGGCAGAGCGGAGCGCATCGCTGTTGGTCCAGCACAGGTTGCGGAGCTCGTTGAACTCGATGTTGAACTTCACCTCGTGGTACTGGAGGGCGATCAGGGGCAGCGCCAGGCCCGCGTGGCGGTTGAACCAGAACTGCAGGGGGATGTACAGGGTGTACTCGGGGGTGCAGGAGCGAGTCTCCTCCGACGCGTGGGGCTCACCGCCCAGGCAGTCATCGTCGCAGCCGCCATCGCCGACCTGGGAAGTGGCGTTCACGAGCTCGGGCACGTTGCCCACCATCTCCGCGTAACCGGCCTGCTTACCCGCGGGGCGG